CGCAAGCACAATCGGGTACTGGTAAAACGGGGTGTTTTACAATTGGGACATTACAAATTATTGATGAAAAAAAAAATAATGCCCAGGCAATTATTTTATCGCCAACTAGAGAATTAGCTATTCAAAGTAAAAATGTTCTGGATAATATTTCGGTAAATATGAAGAATGTTCGTTCACAACTTTTAGTTGGGGGTAATCCAACAGATATTGATATTCGAAACCTAAAACATGATAATCCGCAAGTATTAATTGGTTGTCCTGGGAGAATCCATGATCTAATTCGTAGAAAAATTATTAATAGTTCAGAAATTAATTTAATTGTTCTAGATGAAGCGGATGAGATGCTATCAACTGGTTTTAAAGAACAGATATATAATATCTTTCAATTTCTTTCTAATGATATCCAGGTAGCATTATTTAGTGCAACAATGCCTTCCGATCTTAATAATTTAACTAATAAATTTATGAGAGATCCTATTGAAATTCTTGTTAAGTCCGAAATGCTTACTTTAGACGGTATTTTACAGTACTACATTAATTTAGATGATGATTCACAGAAATATGAAACTCTAAAAGATTTATTTTCTAGTTTTTCAGTATCACAATGTATTATTTATTGTAATAGCGTTAAAAGAGTCTCCGATTTATATAATGCTATGATTTCTGATAATTATCCGGTCTGTCAAATTCACAGTAATATGACTAAAGATGAAAGATTTAAAAATTATGAAGAATTTCGAAGAGGAGATCAGCGAGTATTAATATCATCAAATGTAACAGCCAGAGGTATTGATATTCAACAGGTTAGCACTGTTATTAATTTTGATATTCCAAAATGTATTCACACATATTTACATCGCATTGGTCGTAGTGGTCGCTGGGGTCGTAAGGGAACCGCAATTAATTTTGTCACTAGAAGAGATAATAAAATTGTAAAAGAGATTGAATCTTTTTATCAAACCAATATTTCGGAGCTTCCAGCAAATTATGGAAATGAAAATCAATAAATAAATATTATTACGTTGTATATTTAGAGTAATAATATTTATATCATATAATGAATGAAGAATTAGAATTTAAACTACCAATATATTATTTACATGATAAAAGTGATTTAATTAAAACGCTTAAAATCGATTTAGAAATGGATACAACACAAAATTCCATATATGAATATTTATTTGAAAAAAAATCTGGTTTATTTTCAAAAGAAATAATAAATTTACATGCTAATTATTTTACTAATAATATTAACTTTTTATCGGATACACAAAACCTGATAAAAACATTTTCACCTATAGATAATTATGAATATAAAAATATTGAAGAATTATTTAATGAAATAAATGAATTCTATATTAATACTGAACAAAGTGATAATATAAACAAAGGGTTTAATACAATATATCAATATGTTGATATAAAATATTTTGATTTCTTAAATACTAATTCTACATTTTTACAAGGGTTAACATTATATAATCTTACTAGTCCAGTATTATCCTTACTCGTACCAATTATTATGCTTATTATACCTTTTTTTCTAATTAGAATGAAAAATATTCCGATATCTTTATCAACATACATAGATACTTTGTTAACTGTTATTAAAAACCATCCAATTGGGCAAACTATACGTGACTTTGGTAATGTTGGTTGGGACAGACGTATATTTATGCTTACATCAGTTGCGTTTTATTTTATTAGCATTTATCAAAATATTATTTCATGTTTCAAATTTTATACAAATATGAGTAAGATACAAAATAATTTATTTACTGTAAAAAACTATATTGAATATTCTATTAATTCTATTAATAATCTTAATAAATATTGTGGTTCTACTTATGAAATATTCATTAGAAAAAATAATTATATTAAAGATCAGCTTAATAATTTTTATTTAAATCTACTCAATATTAATTTATCTTCGCTTTCTATTAAAAATCTCGGCCAATTTGGAAAAATGATGAAAGAATTCTATGAACTTTTTAAAAATGACTTATATAGAGATTCTATTAAGTACAGCTTATTCTTGCATGAATATATTAATAATATTACAGAAATGCAAAATAAGGTTAAAAATAAATCTATTAATTTTTGCAAATTTAAAAATAGTGGGACTTGTAAATTTAAAAACGCATACTATGGACCACTTATAAAAGAAAATTTTATTCATAATTCTTACAAACTAGATAAAAATCTTATCATTACAGGACCAAATGCCGCCGGAAAAACAACCTTACTAAAATCAACAATATTTAATATTATATTATCACAACAATTTGGCATTGGATTCTATAGTAATGCTATTATTAATCCATATAAATTCATACACTCTTATATAAATATTCCAGACACATCTCAACGAGATAGCTTATTTCAATCAGAGGCTAGAAGATGTAAAGATATTCTAGATTCTGTTATATCATATAATAATGATAGACATTTTTGTATTTTTGATGAATTATATTCTGGAACTAATCCGAATGAAGCTATATCCACAGCTTATAGCTTTCTAGTATTCTTATCTAATTTTTCTAATGTTGATTTTTTATTAACAACACATTATACATCATTATGCAAATTATTAGAAAATAATAAATTAATTTCCAATCTACAAATGGATGTTGATAAAGACAATAATTTATATAATTATAAATTAATAAAAGGAATATCTTTATATAAAGGTGGATTAAAAGTATTAGAAAATATGAATTATCCGACTGAAATACTAAATAATGCAAGAACCATTATAAAAGACATAATTATATAATAACAATTTCGTTAAATTATTATTTAAAATATATACGTTAGTTTAAATAATATGAATCTTTTTGGTTTAGAAAATAGTAGTTTTTTACTTTCTTTAGGAATTTCTATATTAGTATCTGCGGCAGTAATGTATTATTGTCTCGGTAAATTTTCTGTTTTAGAAAATTCTATAATAGAACAAGGAAAAGTAATCCAATCGTTTATAATGAGAATGAATACAATGACAATCAGTGGAAATAGCATGGCAAATGAGCAAGCTACAGAAAATGCCGTACAATTATCAAAAAAAATAGATGTCTCTGATGATGAAGATGATGATGATGATGATGATGATGATCATGATGATGATGATGATGATGATGATAATGATGTTGATGATGATGTGAATAATACTAATAAAAATTTGATACTATCAGGAGGAAATCTAATGGAACCTGATTCAGAAGATTCATTTTCAGATATATCATCTGAAAATAATGATTCTATTCTAGATAATGATTTAAATATTGTTACTGATATTACTGATATTACTGATATTAGTGATATTATTGGCAATAATGATTTAATTAAGCATATTGAGATAGAAGAAATTACTGAATTACCATTTAGCACATATCAAACTATTGAAAAGAATACTACGCACCCATCAAATATTAATAGTGAAATAAGTTCTATATTATCAGATGATCTTGATAATAATAACATCCAGCCTATCGAGAAAGTAAATAATACAATAGAAAAAACAGAGAAAGAAAGTGATACTATTTCTTTTAATAAAATGAAGGTTGCTGAATTACGAAAACTAGTTATAGAAAAAAATCTAACTAATTCTAGTGATGGTAGTAAATTAAAAAAAGATGAACTAATTAATTTATTACAAAAATAAATTCTTTATCTAGTATAAAATGAATAGTAATTTTCCTCCACTTATGAGCGATGGAAGAAATTTCTCTAGATGGGAACAACCAATATCAATGGATAATTTTTTAAAAACTTCAAATAATATCAAATCTAATTGGGAATACAGAAAATATCTTGCTAATAATGCAGATTCAATAATTAAATATAATCAACAACAATCTGTAAATTCCACAACTCTTCCAATTGAGAATCAATTATTACCAAGTAGTTGCTTCAATAGTGATTTAAAAGTCAACTATTTGTCTAGAGAAGAATTACAGAATAGAATGGTTGCACCTATTGTAGGAAATAATTTATCAGATCTACCTGTACCATACAACTAATTATGGTTTAAAAATTGTAAAATAATTTTATTTAATATTTTTTACAATTTAAATAATAGTTATTATATAATAAATAACATGAACATTGTTAGTATAGATATAGGTATCAAAAATTTAGCAATTTGTATTATTAAAATCAATCAAAATAATTTTGAAATTATTTATTGGAATGTAATTAACTTATGTGACGATACACCTAAAAAATGTATTTATATTAATAAAAATAAATCTTGCACCAATAATGCAAAATTTTACAACTGCGATAAATGTTATTGTAAAAAACATTCAGATAAAACAGACTATGTTTTACCCTGTGCAAATTTAAAAAATTATAAAAAATTAAAATTATTAGATTTAACTGAATTAATTGAAAAATATAATATTCCATGTACTAATTCTCCAAATAAAACTAATTATATTGCAGCAATATGCGATTTTATCAAAAAACATCAGTTATCTCCAATAGAAAATATTAACGCGAATAATGTAGATTTAATTAACCTTGGTATAAAATTAAAAGAAACATTTGATATAATTGATTTTACAGATGTTAATTGTGTACTAATTGAAAATCAAATAAGTCCGATAGCTAATCGAATGAAATGTTTGCAAGGAATGATTGCCCAATATTTTATTATGAATGAAATTAATAATATTCATTTTATATCTTCAGCTAATAAACTAAAATTATTTTTAGATAATAAAAAAACCACATATAGCGAGAGGAAAAAAATTGGTATCAAATATTGTAATGATACTTTAGTAAAAAATAATATCGATGATAAATGGAAAATTTATTTTAATATAAATAAAAAAGCAGATGATTTGGCTGATTGTTTTCTTCAAGCATATTGGTATATAATAACAAATACTTTAATAAAAATATAATTAATAAAATATATTTTACATTAAATATATTTTACATTAAATATATTTTAAATTAAATATATTTTAATACGTATTACTTAAAATTATATGATCTTATTTCTCTATAATGAATGATATGACAGAAACCGTTATTGAATTAAATGATTCAAATAATACAAAAAATATAGGTTTAGGACAACCACCATCAGTTAACTATGGTGGTGGTTTAGAATTGCTAATGAATGATAAAAAATCTAAAACACAATCTATAGATATTGGTTTAGGTGAACTTAGTGAACTAGAAAATGAGTTAAATGAACTCAGTGATGTTGGTGGTAAAAAGGTTGAAACAAGTAGATCTGGGTTATTTGAAAGTGCAATTAATAGTATATCATTAAATGATAATGATAAATCACATAATGTGAGTTTTGATAATTCTAAAAATGATAACGATATTAATATAGGATCTGCAACTGTAGAACTTGCAAGTGATAATAAAACATGGGATGGTTATGGAAAATACAATAATATACCGGTTCCACAATCAGAACCCCAATTATCAAAAGAGGACCTACTTCGAGAAAAATTTTCATATTTAAGAAAATTAGAAGATTTAGAAAAGAAAGGTGCTAATCTAACAAAAAAATATAGTATGGATGATTCATTAAATGAAATGCGCGGTGAATATGAAATGGTAATTTCTGAAAAAGAACGTAGTAATAGTGTTAAATTTCAAGGTAAAATGTTAATGGCTGCAATTACGGGATTAGAATTTTTAAATAATAAGTTTGACCCATTTGATTTAAAAATGGATGGTTGGGCTGAACAAGTAAATGAAAATGTTAGTGATTATGATGAAATTTTTGCTGAATTACATGAAAAGTATAAATCAAAAGCTACCATGGCACCAGAATTAAAATTATTATTCCAATTAGGAGGATCAGCAATAATGGTTCATATGACAAATACTATGTTTAAATCTTCAATTCCAGGAATGGATGATATTATGAGACAAAATCCCGAACTTATGCAGCAGTTTAGTCAAGCAGCGGTAAATAGTATGAATACAACAAATCCTGGGTTTAATGGATTTATGAATAATTTTATGCCTGGAAATAGTCGCAATGATATTCCTCCCGTTAATAACGGACCTCCACCGGCGGCAATGAAAACGCAACCGCCACCAAAAAGCGAAAGAGTTGCAGTTCCTCAAAACAGACCAGATCTATCTTATGCCAGATCACAAGAAGGTATTAAAGTTCAAGAGAAATTTTCCAATTTTAATCAAAATGAACCATCACGTCAATCCAAACGTCCCGAAATGAAAGGTCCTACAGACATTAGTGATATTTTATCGGGAATTAAAACAAAACAAATAAATGTTCAAGATTCGACTAGTGAAAAAGAACATAGTACTATTAGTATTCAAGATTTAAAAGAATTAACTAACTCTAAAATGCCAAAAGCAGGTAAAAAAGGAAAACCTAGAAGTGAACGTAATACAATTAGTTTAGATATTTAATACATCGACATATTTTTAACACCAGTAATTAGCCATTCCAAATTTTTATTATTTTTATTAACGCATTCAATATGATTAAATCTGCTAATTGAATTTTTAATCATATTCATATAATTTATTCTACCAACGTCACTATTTAATTTATTATTTAGAATCAAGAGAATTGATGTTTTTTCAATAGTATTATAATATTTTGATAAACACATATTCTCTTTTTTTATTTTGCTACCAATATAAAATTTTTTGTTACATTTAGCACATTTTTTTCGATTTGGATATAACAAATTTGTATTATTAGAAGCGATCATCTATTACTTTTATCTAGTTATTATATTAATATTATTTTCAATTTTATATATAATGTTTCCAATATATGTTATAACCTTGGATAAATCACATAAGTATCTTGATTTTAAAAAATTTTATAATAAAAATAAAATAAAATATAAATTATTTTATGGTATAGACGCTAGATGTAATGAACATGCTAAATATAAATCAATAATACATCCGATTAGTTATATTTATACACCAAAAAACATACTTGGTTGTGCTTTATCACATATAACATTAGCAAAACAAATTTCGTCATTAAATCATAAATATAGTTTAATACTAGAAGATGACGCATTTGCATTTAATCCAGAATTTTTAGAACATGATATAAATAACATTATTGAAAAATTTAATAATATTGATCCATATTGGGATATAATAAATCTTCATTCTGATGGACCATATCAAAACGATAATATTTATGTTAATACCTTTACAGGTAGTACTGCCGCATATATTTTAAGTTTAAATGGTGCAAATAAATTAGCTAATGAAATTGCAGTTCACAATATTGATATGATAACATGTAATTCTAATAAATATAAAAAATATAAAACTCCTAATAATTTATTTTGGACCGATGAATCATCAAGTATCATAAGAAAAACTCATAATAGCATATTCATTAAATTAATTTCGATCATTATTTCATCATTAATTTCATTTAGAGGAGAGAAAAAGTGTAAGGATTTCTTATCATATAAAATTATTCATATCCCATTTATAAATTATGATGTATTGGTTATTGAATTGATTTATTTATATATATTAGTTATTACATTGCTAGTTATAGTAAAATATAAAGAATTATTATTATAGTAGTTATGTTCAAATGTGTAAAGTAATTATAAATTTATATTAATTTGTTTTTATCAGCTAAATATACTTTATCGCATAATCGCTTTGTTATTTTATCTTTTTCAACATCTTTAGAGCATGAAGCTATTAATTTCGTATATTCTTTTTGAAGATGATCGTTATTCATAAAATTAGGATGCTCTTCAGTCCATTGTTTCAAATTTTGCATTTGCTTTCTAGACACTTTATTGATTGCTTTTTCGACTTCTTGATTTTCTTCATCTTTTGACCATTGTGAATCTTGTGTTCCATGTATTTTATTTTTAATATAAATTGTTTCTCTCTTTTTATCAGTGCAATGAATTGGTCTTTCAAATAAAGAAAGTTTGTTCATATTTTCAACAAATATATTTGTCAACCCATCTGTTAACCCATTATCTTTTGTAAATAATAAATTTTTCATTGTTATATTTATTTTATCTATAAAATCTTCCATCGAAATTGCGTTTTTACATTTTTCATTTAAAAACATGTTTATATTAAAATTATTTGTATTATGGCTATTGGTTGTTGTATTTCCAATTTTAGGAATTAGAGTATTAAACTGTTCTTGTGTTTGTTTTTGTTGATCTATTAGTAAGTTGCGTAATTTTTGATTTTCACCCATCATATTTGTAAACATATCTTTATAATTTAATGAATCATCATTATTTAAATTTATATTTGCTGTCATAAAATTACATTTTTTTTTGTGATTATATAGACTAGAATGATGTTTATATATTTTACCACATTCACATTTATAATCTTTTTTTGAGAATTTTGAAGAGTTTTCGGTAGTATTTTGTAGTATTTCTTTGTTTATGTGTTTTAAGCTGTTAATGTGTTTATTGAAATCGCATTTTCTGTTAGCATTATAGTTACAAATTTCACATGAAAAAAATGTTGAGAGTTTTGAAGAATTTTTTGTAGTCATTTGTAGTATATTATACTACATTAAAATTCTTCTAAATTTTTTGAATAATATTTTTTATTTATTTTTATTTTTTTCAGTAACATTTTTTTTTACAAAAATCACTAAAATAGAGCATTATCATCTAAATTGAAATGTTCGCATTTTTTGCAAAATTCTATAATCAACTTTTCGTTTTTGGACATAAAAAATGTCCAATTTTGAAAAGTCAATTGACAAATTAGAAAAAATATGCAGTATATATATTATTATTTTAACCACTTAAAGAAAATAATACTAGTCTTACACATTTGAACATTTTAAATTATATAAATGTATATAAAGTTATTTAATTAATTGTATTAAATGTATTGGATATATATATTAAGATGTAAAGATAACATTTATTATGTTGGACAAACAAAACGATTATATACAAGATTTTGGGAACACCAAGATGGAAATGGAGGATTAAATACATCTATTTATTCACCAGAAGAAGTTGTAGCAATTTATAGAGTCTCTAATATAATTAAATTTATAGAATATAATGAACGAATTATTAACATAAATAATGATGAAAATTTAAAATGGTCTTATAATACTGGATTCAATAATCCAAAATATGTTTTAAATAATTGGAATAATATTGATTCTGTAGAAACAAAAAATGATGATAAACAAAATGCTTCAAATACATCTGAAAATAATATAACTGAATGTATGATGATGCATAATAAAGATAATTGGGAAAATATAAGAGGTGGGAAATATATTAGAT